AATGTTTTCATCATTCTAATTTAGCGTCTATTCTTTTCTTAAGTTCTGCTCTTTCTTTTTCTACTTCTTTCAATTGATCTTTTAATTCTTGACTATCCGGGTTTTCCCTTACAAGTTTTTTAAGTTCATAATATTGTTTAGTTAATTCTCTATATTCGTATGTGTCTATTCTAAGATTGATCTGCTCTTTTAGATTATTTAAATCTTTAGCATCTACATATCTATCATCAATAAACCAAATCCCTGTGATGAATGTAAGAATAAGCCCAGCACTTGCTAGTGTTTTTAATATTCTCATTGACAGCTTTCACATTCCCCTGTGTCATCAACCACACATACATCACTCTTATAACTAGTTTCATAAGTTGAGTCGTGGGCTCGCTCTTGTTTATTTATACAGTCACAACTTTTACATGCACAGGAGCCGTATTCATCTGCGTGTAAATTTCCGTCACAATGACAATTGTGAAAACATTTAGTGCATTTAGCCATTTGGTAAACAACTCCCTAACCATTTTAAAACCTTTTTAAAAGGCCAACAAAGAACTTTACAAATATATTTTATTATTTTTTTCATAAGGCATAACCAATTAGAATAATAAAATTCCTACGGCTAAACCTATAGCTGCTGCAATAATACAATGGTTATGGTCTAACCAGATTTTTTGACAGAATAGTTTTATTTTATTCATTTTAACTCCTATTTTATTTGGCCCCAACTGGGACCTGATTCATAATCTACTTTATTAGGTACCTTTAATACCACTGCTTTTTCCATAATTTCAATTATGTCTTCTGCTTTTTTATCAGATTCTACAGAAATATCTACCTCATCGTGAATCTGAATGTGTGGTATTATACCATTTTCATAGAGTGCTACCATACTTTTTTTAGTCATGTCTGCGGCACTTCCTTGTATTAATTTATTTAAAGCTTTGTATGTAAATGCACGTTTTAAGGGCTCATCATATTCGTTTCGTGCCTGTTCTAGAGGCAATGGTGTATAAACTCCAAACTGCACCGGCTGCCATAGATCAAAATGACACGCTCTCCCAAGTAAGGTTCTAATTTTTCCCCTATCATTTGCTCTGCGCGACACATTATCCATCAATTGTTTTACAAACGGAGCTTTACTATGATATTGTCTAATTAATTTTTCAGCAGATTCCTTCATCAATCCTAATTCAGCCATTAATTTATTTTTACCCATTCCATACATTAAACCTAAATTAATTGTCTTAGCTTGTTTACGTTCAATACCCGCCATGTCAGCAACAACTTGGTGAAAGTCTGCATCGCCTTTGTTGTATGCATCTACAATTTCATCAACACCTGTTAAGTTTTGTAATTTTGCATAATGTACTAAAATTCTAGGCTCTTGTTGTGAATAATCAAAGGATCCCCACGTATGTTTTTCTTCTGGAATAAATATAGATCTAATCATTGGTCCAAGTTCTGGATGTCTTGCGGGAATTTGTTGTAGGTTTGGATTACTCATTGAGAATCTTCCTGTGACCGTTCCACCTGCATCAGATCTAATTTGGTTTATGTCGGCATGTATTCTCCCATTCACTGCGTGTTTAGTTATTGAATCAATAAATGTACTGTGTGCTTTATTTAGTTCTCTTGCTTCAGCAATGGCTTGGGGTAATTCATGGGGGTGATTTTGTAAAAAGTTTTTTGTAAAGCTAGGCTCACTACTTTTTTCAGTTCTATCATATGGAAGTTTTAATTTATCAAATGCTTTTGCAATTGATCTAGCTGCATGAATTTCTACATCAATATCTGTTATTTTTTTAATTTTTTGAATAAGTTTTTTTTCTTTTTCAATAAGGAATTTTTTAGTTTGATCTGCTTTTTCTAAGTCAACCCTTACTCCTTTGAATCTCATATCAACTAAACAAGGAAATAATTTTGTTTCTAAATTAAATACGTCCCAGAGTTCCTCTTTATATAATTCATTCTCTAATCTCTGCCAAAGTTTTAATGTAGCTTCCGCATCACGTTCAGCATACTCACCTACATACATTGCAGGAAGTTTATGCATTTCTGATTTAGGATTTACCGAATAACTTTTAGCTGCCTCNTTTAAAATTTTTTCATCTTTACCAATACCATTATAATGTCTAGAGAGTATATCTAATCTATAGGATAATCTATTCTCATCAATTAAGGATGCAGCAATCATTGTATCTACAATTTTACCTTTAATTTTAAGACCAGCTGACTTTAACCAACAGACATCATAGATTGCATTGTGAAATATAAAGGTAGTGTCTTCTTGATCAAATAAGTCTTGGAGCCACTCTAAAACGAGTTTTTTGTCCATATTTCCACCACCCTGGTGTCCTATAGGATAATAGCCAGACCAGCCCTCTACGGCCACCGCAACGCCAGCAATGTGGCCTTTTCCAGTGACGTTCCCCGATCCGCGCTCAATTAAGTGCGGGTCGTTGGTTTCTAGATCAATGGCAATTTGTTTAGCACCGAGTAAATTTTTTAATTCTTCAGGTATAACCCATTCCGTTTCCGGAGCGAATAAAGGCATTTGGATACTTCTCACTTGTCTCTCCTCAATATTCCCCAGTAGTTAATTTTATTCGTTCTGTTGTCGCGGGCTTGGGGTAATCCCGTTCAATCACCATCTCTATAAAGTGAATTGCTTTAAGCAAATCTTCTTTTTTTCCTTTAAAAGGATGGCGACATATATATTTTATAGCGCACCCTTCCGGAAAAAGCAACCTATTCTCTACAACAAATTTACTGGGCTGAATTTTAAAATTCTGATAGTGTTGTCCGCCAATTTGTTTATCCCAAACATTACTCATTTCTTTTTCTCCCCATATTCTTTGCATTCTTTCATTATTTTAGACATAGGTGCTTTTTTTCCATAAATTTTCTCATAAGTTTCTTTATAGGCTTCAGCTCTTGTTGTGGTTTTACCATTGATAGTTGTAGGTCCCTCCCACGCTTTTCTTTTTGATTTTCCTTTACTCATATGTTCATCTATTTTTCCTTTCACTATAGTCTATTATTATTTCTCTATACATATCTCTCCAATGTTTTTTTAAATGTTCTTGGTATTTAATATTTTTTAAACATTTATTTATTATTTCAATTTGAGCAATATTAAGTTTTACATCATATACACCAGGTTGATTCCAATAACTTCTTTTCCATCTTTTACGAGTTCCGGTTTTTTCACTTGTACCATAATCACCATAATTTCTGATTTCTTTTTTTAAATCATTTATTATTTCATTTATTTTTTTCATAATATATAAGCTTTATCAAAGTCTCTTGGATCTAAGACGTGTAATTCACGCTTCGCTCTCGTCGCTCCAGTATAAAATAATCTATGTAATTCATCTGGATCATAGCTAAATGTTTCAAGAGCGGCGTTAGTTATATCTTGCATCAATAAAACTTTATCTGCTTCACCGCCTTTCGCACCGTGGATGGTTGACATTATTATACGAGGATTCTTGTTTAATGTTTCGCCGTTCGCCCTCATGTTACGAATGTAATTCTCTGTGATAGGATCCAGTCCCTCAAAAGATTCATACCAGACTTTATTATTAATCAGTCCGTGTTTTTCTTCACATTCTTTAAGACTATATTTATCTTCGGAATGCAAAGTTTTTCCTTTTCTAAATCCTTCTAAAACATTAGCGCCTAGATACTCATAAACATTTTTAATTTCTAAATAATTTAACATTTCGCCCTTACGCCAGGATTCCCAATTATTTATAGCCAATAATAATTTTAAAGGAATAGAATTCCTACCTTTGTACTGGTAATACCAACCTTGTAATTCACATAAATCTTTAGCATCATCTAAAAAATAGTTTGCTGAAGATAACACTAACCAATTTCCTTTACTCATATCTACCTGGGTAATGTCAGAATATCTTTTTAAAATACCTATCTCATCCCTGGGTTTATATGTTTTCTCAAATCTATTCTGTACTTTACCTATTATTTTTTGAGACAATTCGTGAATAGGTCCTCCAGGTATACGATAAGATTGGTCTAATGTTTTAATATCATCTACTTCTTCTTTTAATGCTATGAAGTGATCGACATCTGCGCCAGCCCATTTAAAGATAGCTTGGTCATCA